AGCGTCTGAACCGCACCGTTGCTATTGAACAGCGGGATCAATAGCGCATCCTTGTACTGCCTCAACCCATGCGAGAGCACACCTTTAGTTTCGAGGTACGGATGAATGTCACACTCCGCCGCACTGTCCCACATGGTCTGCGCCTTCTTCGCGACCTTGGTCTGCTCTACTTCCTGCGCCAGCCGGGCCTGCTCCTTAACCCTCTCGATCTCTTCCTTCTGCGCCTTCGTCAGCTTCGGTATGTCACCACCCTCAGTCTTCCAAGCGCCCAGTGGACCGATGTCATAACGCTCTGCATGGCCATAAGGCCGGTCTTGATCAAACCATACTTGATACCATGCGTTCTGTTTGCGCCGCCCATCCACAACCGTGTAAGCGCGCCCTATCTCCCCTCCAACCACTAACCCTTTCTTTGGATCTGGCTCTACGCCGAGTGCACCTAACCAGTCGATGAATTCCCGATGTAGATCGTTGGAGAGAGGTCGACTAAAATTTTTTGAACCGCCTTTTATCTTCATTGCCATATTGAGCCCCTCCCAGAGATGTGTATACTAGTGCAAGTTTGTATAAACCATCAAGGAGAACTTATATGCCAATGAAACTTTCTGTAGGAGGGGGCGGAGACACTGAGTACGAAGTGCCGCCAGTAGGAGAACATAAAGCCATCTGTTACCGCGTGATAGACGGTGGAAGTGCTGAGGAGGACTTTCAGGGCGAAGTAAACGTCAGACATAAAATCTTTCTCTTTTGGGAATTGACCGAGTGCACAATGCAAGACGGCCGCCGTATGTCAGTCATGGGCAACTACACTGCATCGCTCAACGAAAAGTCGAAACTCTATCAACACGTCACGTCATGGATCAATCGATCCTTCACGGACGAGGAGAAGCAGGGCTTCGATCCGACGACACTCGTGGGTAAAGGATGCAAGCTGTCGATCGAGCATACCAAAACTGGGCGCGCTAAAGTGGCGAATGTCCATGCTTTCGTAAATGCGTTCGACGAAAATGAGCAGTTGCGTCCATTACCGACCGAGAACGACCAAGTGATCTTCGATCTTGAAGACTACTGCAAGGAGTTTTCGGGAGAGAGCTGTGAAGCCAGCAAGCGCGCGTGTGATATTTTCGAGGATTTGCCTGCTTTCATCCGTTACCGCATTGCCGGTTGTGACGAGGTTGGCAAGGAACCGCAAGCACCATGCTTTGAGATGCAAGCCGCTTTGAAGCGTGGCGCAGACTCACCGATCGCGGCAGGGACGCCTGTCGTCGACGTCGCAACTGACGACATGGACCCGTTTGCGGAAGAAAATAATCCGGTGCCATTCTAATGAGCGATATACCCACAGCCGAAGAGATGGAGGTGGCCAAGAAGATGCACGACTCCGTGCTTTCCCCGAAGCACTACACGCAAGGGGACATCGAGTGTATCGATGCCATGGAGTCATGCTTGGGCCCTCGGAAGTTCGAGGGCTTTCTTCACGGTCAGATTTTCAAGTATCAATGGCGGTATGAGGACAAGGGTGGCGTGGAAGATCTGCGCAAGATGTCCTTCTACAAAGACAAGCTTATCCGCCATCTGGTTAACCACAAGGAACCCAAATGAAAGAATTCAAGGTCGGTGTTTACGAAGACATGAGCTATGAAGAGTACGCTGAGATCCCTGCATGGCGATCTCACGATCTCACCACACTCATCAAGTGTCCCTATCAATGGAAGAACAAGCGCGATATCTCTGAGTCGCCTGCACTTCTTGAAGGCCGCGTACAGCACACCGTGTTCGGTGAGCTTCACAAGTTTGACGACGAGTTTGCTATCGAACCGATCGTCGATCGACGTACAAAGGCTGGGAAAGAGGAGTATGCCGATTGGCTGGAAGGTGTAGCTGGCCGCACTCCTATCAAGCAGGACTTATACGACGTCTGCATGGAGCGCCGCGAGGTGCTGAAGGACTTCGTACCCAAGCCAGAGCATAAGGTGGAGCTGGTCATGTGCTGGGAATGGCACGGCGAGCCATGTAAGGGGCGAATGGACTGGTACACCGGGACAGACGTTTGGGACCTCAAGACCTGTCGGGACGCTTCGCCTCGTGGCTTCCGGTCAGCGATCAATACCTTTCGGTATTATCAGCAGGCCGCGTACTACCTAAACGGTGCTCGCTCTGCTGGCTTACGTGCCGACAAGTTCTACTTCTTGGCTATCGAGAAGCAGTATCCCTACCCTTACGGCGTTTACACGCTCAGTTATGAAGCCATAGCGTTTGGTGATGCACGTAATGAGCAAGCCATCGACATAGCGCATAAGTGCTTTGAGTCGGAGAGCTGGGCGCCGTACAACAACACCGGGGTGACTGAGTTTGATGTGAGCGAACTGTATTGAGCAAGTTACGCGCATTGATGACTGAGGAACAACGGGCTCAGGAGGACGAGTGGGCCGCGCAGATCAAACTGTGCGCCGCTCGTCAGGCTTGGAGAAAGCAACGTGAATTCGTGCCCAGCCGCAAGATGACATGGGCACGATGGTGGGAGAAGAAGTTCGGAGAGGGTGAGACCCTCAATGAATTTGCACGGAGAATGCAAAGGGAGAAAGAGGCGAGTACCGAATAATTTCCCTCGGTGGCTCGTCACACTCGCTCAGCCGTATGACCGCAAGGTCCTCCATAATCGCGATATCCTCTTTGAGGCGTAGTGCTGTAGCCATAGCCGCTTGATATGCCAAGACAAAATCAGACACTTCCACTTCAATTTCAATCTCGTCGTATTCCATCGATCAACCTTTGGCTTCACATTCTTGGTCGGCGATACCTTTATAGTCCGGCCATTTCCCCTCTTGAACCATAGCACAGTAGAAGTCCCTCTCCGCTAACTCATCCTCGTAGTCCATGGTGGACACTGCTAACCAGCCGCACAGTGCCACCAACCCTAACGCCATTTTACCCCAGAAGCTCATGCGACTTCCTCTTCGTCGGCAACTATTTCGTAGCCACCAAACTGCTCACGGATACAGTGCTCGACAAAGAGCTGTGCGCAACACGCCATAAGGTTGTCAACGTCGCCGTCAGACAACTCCTTAGCGTCCTCAAAGACTTGATTAAAGTCTTCGTCGGCAGAGAATCTGCAAGCCGTAGCAATCGACCACTGGTCCCAGTAGTACACGTACTGGCCATCTGCCCACTCAACGATGTAGTCATACATCTCATCCTCGGTGAGAGTGCGGCCTGAAGCCACCTCGTTATCGAGGTCAACCTTAAATGCGCTGACCAACTTATCCTGTAATTGATACAAATTAGTGAGTTCCATTTTATGCTCCTTGGCGGCTTATGCCGCCTCTTCGTCATTGATGAGGTCATTAAAGCATGAGTTCCGTGTCGATGTACACATATTTGTGCAAATAATTATAAAAAAGTGCAAAAAAAAGGGCCCCCGAAGGAGCCCAACAGAGTCTGGACGGTATGAAGCGACCCGTCCAAGGGATTAGAAACTAAAGTCGTGAAACTTTTCCCGACGACCGAAATATACCCCGCCATAGCCCAGCTTGTTCCACCGACCAGTGTCAGGGTTGACTTTGACCTGCTCTACGTCGCCACGCTGATCTATGCGCCAGTGAGCAATTGACCCCTTTGAGTTGGGTATGTAGAGGTACTTTTGGTTCTCTGAGAACCCATTGTTGTCGACTCGGCGAGCATCGTCCTCCTGAGTCGTAACGTACACGTACTTGCCTTTCTCCTGAACATCAATGACCGTGGCAGGGCGGCGATCTGTCCAGAAAAGGATAGTCGCCCCATCTCCGATGTTCGGCACCTTCACTGACTCCAGTGCATACAGTGCGTTGACCAATGACCCAGTTGTTTTACCCAATTGAACTTCTGACATTTTTCCCTCCTAAACCAAATATGTGGTGTGCGAATCGCCGATAGATGCCTCGATAGACTCATCGAGCATCTGCGTACCTGCGATCATGTAGCTGTTGACGAACTCTCGGATTGTCTCGTCGGTGCCAAGGTCATCCAGATAGCGCTGGAGCACCTCCTTATCAACGTCGACCGTAAACTCTACCTTCACCTTCATCTTGCTCCCTCCAGTAAAGAAGCCGCTTATGCGGCGTCGATCATGCTTTGCAGAAACTCAACAGTTCTGTCATTGCCACGACTAGCGCCTTTCAGAAAAAGCTTTGCTCTTTTAAGCTCGCCTTCCTGAACCGCCTCCAAAGCACCCTTAATCAAATTGATGTGAGTTTCTAGCTCTTGAGCGATGTGTGCGTTACAAGCTTCTACGTTTAAATTTGCCATGTCTTAATCCCTTTAGACTCGTCGGGACGCCCCCGACACCATTAATATCGCACATCCCGTGTCGTTGTGCAACTATTTATACAAGTCTATCGTGCATCTCTTGCAACCTACCTCGGTCATGGAGCCAAAACACTAGCAGGTAGCGGTCTCCAGACTGCACAGGCAAGCCACGATGTAGCTTCGTGAAGGATGGGAAGATGAGGGCATGGCCCGAAGGAAGAGGCTTGATGGTGCCGTGGCCGTGGAACTCCGTGCCACCGCCCGTGTAATCGCCTGTATTCAACGGTATGACGACGGACATATCTGAGGACTCATCGTGATGCCAAGCCCCCTGTTGCTTGTCCTTGACGTTGTAGTTGGCGATTTGGATCGTGGAGATCTCGGAGCAATCACGCTGAAACAGCGACCAGAAGATAGGGTTCAGAATGTTTTGCACGACAAACCACATGGTGCGATACAGCTCTGGCACACGCTGTTGCAGGATGATCTCGGGTATCTGGCGAAGCTCGTCCTCATCCTCGTTGGGTGCAAACAAGCCTTCGGCTTTCATCTGGTCAATCTCCTCGACCAGCATCTTGCAGTAAGCGCGCCGCAGTAACGGAGTGCGGTAGATATCAGGGAACACCTGCTTGATGTGCTGTCGCACCGGCAATGTCTCCAGATCTTCGATCCCCTGCCGTGCCCGGTACTTTGCTATCTTCGGCACAGACTCCTGTATCGACTCGTACAGCGGCTGATTGATCATCCAGTGGCTCTGCATGGAGAGCATATAGTTTTTGAGTTTGTACATAAAATAGTGTAATGTGTGCACAAGTTTATTTATCGTAACATTTTGAGGGGTAATCATGGAAGACGAAAAGCCAATTAGGCGACGAAAGTCGTTGGCTGTCGATGAAGAAACCTACGACAAGCTCAATAAAATTTGCTCACAGCGTCGTAGGAGCAAAATCCAGCAACTACAAGTGCTGATCGAAAATGAGTACAACCAAATTTTCCATATCATGGAGGAAGATCAGTGAAGCTATTCGGCAAACAGAAGCAGGTTCCGCAGACCTACCGCCCTGTTATGGAGGCGCAAGAAGTCATCGACCTGTTTAGCCGTATGACTCTGCATCAACAAGCCGCGTTGATGCGGCTCATGAGTCGTAATCTGATCATTGAATTGCCGGGAGACTCGGCAATGGGGTACGAGCTAGATTGGAATGTAGA